GGCACCCCTTCGTCGGGAACGGCTACAAATTTGACGGGGTTGCCTCTTTCGACAGGGGTGACGGGTACGCTGCCCATTGCTAACGGCGGTACGGGTGCTGCAACGCTTGCAGGGGCTAATATCCCGGCCACCAATGCTGCCAACACCTTCACGGCTACGCAAACCCTCCAAGGCTCCTCCAGTGCTCTTGCCCTGATCCTGACCGACACGGCAGAGGTTGCAACGGTCAGCGCAACAGCGGCCACAGGCACGATCAACTTTGATGTGACCACTCAGTCGGTGCTGTATTACACCTCCAACGCATCGGCCAACTGGACGGTGAACTTCCGCGCTTCTAGCGGTACGAGCTTGAACACGGCGATGTCTACCGGGCAGAGCGTCACAGCGGCCTTCCTCGTCACTCAGGGATCGACCGCGTACTACAACAGCACCGTACAAGTTGACGGCACAACCATCACCCCTAAATGGCAGGGCGGCACAGCGCCCTCAGCGGGGAATGCGTCTGCAATTGATACCTATGTGTATACGATTATAAAAGTTGGTTCTGCTTCTTTCACTGTGCTTGCATCTCAGACTCAGTTTAAGTAATCATGCCAACCTGCAAAAAGTGCAACGCTGACAAACAACAGGACGAGTTCCAGTTGGATAAGCGGCGCGGCAAATACTACACAACCTGTCGAGCTTGCCGAGTACAGGCGGGGCGGGAGCATCGACACGCAAATCTTGATGCATACAGGGAGCGCACTCGGTTATATCTACAGAAGTGGCGTGCCGAGAACCCTGAGCGCGTGGCAGTAATTCACAAGCGTTGGGCTGATAAGAACCGAGATCATGTCCGGGCCTATCACCGTGAGGCTTCGGCAAAGTGGCGCAAAGAGAATCCCGGCAAGGAGTGGAAGGATACCAATCCTGAAGCGGCCAAGGAATCCTCAAGAAAAGCGGCTGCGGCATGGAAACAACGCAACCCGACCTATCATAATGAGCACTACAAAGCCAACAAGGCTCGGTATGTGCTAAATCGTGCCAATCGCCGTGCTGCTCAGGAGCAAGCAACACCCCCGTGGTTAACCGCTGTGGACAAGGCTCAGATTGCTGAATACTACGAGATTGCAAAAGCAAAAGAGATGCAGACGGGCGACAAGTTTCATGTTGATCACATGATTCCAATCTTCAACCCTGAAGTGTGCGGCCTTCATGTACCTTGGAATCTCCAAGTTATTACAGCCAAAGAAAATCTCAGCAAGAGTTGGAGAATCGTATGCCGTTGCTAGAAACCAAAGGTGCTGCGTCTGCTCAGGGGTTTGGCGAGTTCGCCAGGACTGCCATTGCTGTTTATATTGAGGAAGTATTTTCATGCTTTATCTACACCGGCTCAGGCACATCAAAAACCATTACCAACAGTATTGATTTGTCTACTTATGGCGGATTGGTGTGGACAAAAATGCGAAGTAGTCCTATTTCAAACGAGCATAACCACCGTTTATCTGATTCAGCAATAGGCGTAAATCAAGTTCTATCATCAAACAATACCGATCCAAAAACTAGTTCGGCTAGTGCTGGTATTAGTTCGTTTAATTCCGATGGTTACACAATTACAAACCCAAGCAGCAATGGCGGTTGGAACTACACAGACGATACATTTGTCTCATGGACATTCCGCAAGCAGGCGAAGTTCTTTGATGTGGTGACTTATACGGGGACGGGTACGGCCTCATTGGTGGTAAATCACAGTTTAGGATCAAAGCCGGGGTTCATTGCAGTCAAGAGAACAGATTCAACCGGCAACTGGTGGTGTTGGGCGAGAGCCTCCAATACTCAAGTTGTTACTTCTGGCGGCGCTGGCACACCATTCGCATTAAATAGTACAAACGCAGGTAGTCTCACCTCGGATTCCTTGATCGTTGGTGCCGCAGATGCAACAACATTTACTCCATACTTTCTAACTGGTTTCTCAAACTCAACTGATATTAACGGCGCAACCTATGTCGCCTACCTCTTCGCCCATGACGCAGGCGGCTTCGGGCTGACGGGTACGGACAATGTGATTTCGTGCGGGTCGTTTACGACTGATTCGGGCGGCACTGCCTCAGTAACGCTTGGCTATGAGCCACAGTGGGTGATGACCAAGAATTCATCCGGAACAAGCGCATGGCGTATGTTTGACACTATGCGTGGACTGACGGTTGCAGGGCAAAACGATGCGCTTCTTCAAGCACAGAGTGCCGCTGCGGAAATCACCAACTCGGATTACTGCTCACCCAATGCAACGGGTTTCACGATCGACGGGCACAATGGATCAGCAACACACATCTACATCGCCATCCGTCGCGGCCCGATGAAAACGCCGACCAGTGGGACGAGTGTGTTTAGTCCGGTGGCGCGCGTAGGCACAGGCGCCACAGCCAACATCACGGCGGGGTTCGCGCCCGACACGGCAATTTCTGCTTACAGAACGGCGGGCGAATACATGCCGCTGGTCGACAAACTTCGTGGGCCTACAAGGTGGTTGACTTGGCAACAGTCGATGACCAACGCGGAGAGCACGGGCTACAGCGGAGAGTGGTTCACAGCCTTCACCAACACGGGCGTGACGGTTGGTGCGGACAACAGCGGCGGAAAGTCTGTCAACTCTTCCGGCGGATCTTTGATCCAATACTACTTCCAACGCGCCCCCGGCTTCTTCGATGTGGTTTGCTTCAATGGTTCTAATTCTGATTTCACGGTAAACCACAATCTTCAAGCAATACCGGAACTGATTATTCTAAAGCGGCGGAACGGTGCTGGCTCGTGGTTTGTTGGTGGCACCGTTGTTGGCTTTAATGCGTCAAACAATAACAATAATTTGTTCCTAAACAATACGAATGCCTTGTCCACCGCAACGGTGTACACGGCCACATGGACATCCTCACAAATGTTTATGTCTGGATTCGCAAACTTTGTTTCTGGCAGCACAGCCGTGGGGTACTTGTTCGCCACTGTCAGCGGAGTGTCAAAGGTTGGCAGTTACACCGGCAGCGGAACCACAAAGCAAATCGACTGCGGCTTCACTGGCGGCGCTCGCTTCGTCCTAATCAAGCGCACGGACTCAACAGGCGACTGGTTTGTGTGGGACTCTGCTCGCGGCATCGTGGCGGGTAACGATCCATACCTCGTTTTGAACAACACCAATGCTGAAGTCACTGGCACCGATTATGTAGACACCTACAGCGCAGGGTTTGAGATCAGCAGCACCGCACCGGCAGCGATCAATGCTAACGGCGGTTCTTTCGTGTTCCTTGCGATTGCTTAGATCATGCCAACAAAAGACATCTATCTCAAGGCGTATACGCAACACAAGAGCAACGCCAAAATGCGTGGTGTGGAGTTCTTGTTCACATTTGAGCAATGGCGCGACTGGTGGATTGCCACAGGTAAGTGGGCTTTGCGTGGGCGCGGTCGCGGCAAATACTGCATGAGACGGCATGGCGATGTTGGCCCTTACAGCATCGACAATGTGTTCTGCGGAACCAACGAAGAAAATTTGCGTGATGGTAATTTGGGGAAAGTTGATAGCCAAGAAACCAAGCGCAAAAAATCTGAATCGATGCGCGGTAAGCCAAAACCTTGGGCACTTGGAGAAAAGAACCCGATGCATCGCCTCGAAGTAAAAGCAAAGATGAGCGCAGCAATTGGTGGCGGCAAGCACTACAGAGCCAAAATGGTGGCAACGCCTCATGGAATTTGGACATCTGCGGTTGAGGCTGCAAAGAGTTTGGGCATCCCTGAGCCAACGGTGAACTGGCGATGCAAAAACAACTACCTTGGCTTCACCTACATCGCATAAGGAAACATCATGGAAATCAGAATCCGAGAAACCGGCGCAGTGATGCTTGAGGGCGAGTTCCGCGCCTATCACCGGGCCAATGGCGGCGCATCATGGGATGTCACCACAGATGAAGTCCTAGAGTCGCTTGGTGCCGATGTGGTCTTTGAAGGCCCGCAGGCTACCGGCGGGACGGTGTATCAATACTCAATGCGCTCTGGTGTGGAGCAAATGGGCGGCAAGTGGTACACCAGACACATCCTTGGCCCAGTTTTTACCGATCTGCCTGCCACCAAAGATTATCCTGCCCA